GGTCCGATAAGCCTGAGGTAGCAGCCCCCCATCTAAGAAGGAACGGGTACCTATCTATAACCGCGACCCCGGGAGGGGGGGCTGCGATACAATGTAGCCTTCAACCCGAGACAAAATTGCCAACTTGTATCACTTGACACCCCCTAATCAGCCGATAAGGTAGGGATCATCTCTTTCCTCCATGCTGCTGGCTGGGTGAAAGCCCAGTCAGCGGTTTCAGACATCTAAGTATTGGCTCAATCTGGCGTTGTGAAGCACTGAACAGCGTCAGCAGGTTTCGGAGATTCGCCTAGTCGGTACCCAATCCGGCCTCAGTCCTGCACCAAAGGCGTTCTAATCGGGTTCCCGTAGGGTGGTGATCAGATACCGGCTGGTCACTGGGAAGGTCTTAGACCGAAAATCTCGCGTCCCATCTGCTGTACTTCAAACCCCGCCATAAGGGCTGTCCTTCGGGATTGCGGGTCTCCCAACCAGCAGCAGACTTAGCGAGTGTTGAGCCGTGTTTCTCCCTCAAGACCTTGGTTCTCGTGCAGAGCCCCAAGGTTGGGAGAAAGGCCCCCGGTCTGTCTAAAACTTCTGGCTGGAACGGTTTGGCCGAGGTACCTTGGTGCGGAAGGGGTATCCAATGATCATCGTCGATGGGATCGAATCAGCGATCGTAGGATGGGCGAATCTTGGCTCGTACAAGATTGCGGTGTACTCGGTTGATCGTTTGAGCAATTTGATCGACGACGACATGAACGGTGCTGTGTCGGTGGACGACATTGAGGCGATCGTGGGCCACCTTGAAGATCAGGTGTCTGACGAGGCCAAGGACCAGAACATGCCTCCTCCGATCTTTGTACGGACTGGTGATTGGGAAGACATCGAGCGGGAGATCATCGGGGGCTAGTCTTGCGAATACCCAGCGACAGGCTTTGGATCGGATCGGTGTGGGTTCCTGTGAATCAGGAACTCGACCTCTCTCATTTTGGGGAGTTCAGGAGTTTCCCCAGCCATGAGATTGTGATTGGGCCCATCAGGGGTGACATTGCGGCCCTGACCATAATCCACGAGGTTTTTGAAGCAATCGCTGATATTTATGATTTGAACCTCAAAGAGACTCACATCCGGTGTATTGAACACGCACTGGCTGGGTTGATCGTGAGGAGCCCTGAGATGGTGGATTGGGTCATCTCAGAATTGCGTAAATCAGACAATGCTTGCTCAGTGTCAACATCGTCCATAAACTGCACGCATGGATCCACTGTTCAGAGAAGCGAAGAAGAGGTTCCTTGATGCCCAAGAGGAGGACTACAAGTCCCGGTACTTCTCTCGTGCCAAGGAAATCAATGACGGGAAGGTCCATTATTTGGAGCGAGAGGAGATCCTGAATGAAGAATTCGGCATCGACCGAGACCTCTTGACGGATATCATCGAAGAGGTTAGAGTTGAGTGGAAGAAGAAAAAGGCGGACAAGAGAGAAGCGAAGAAGAGCCTTCCCCCCGAAGCCCCCTCGTCGGAGCAGGAAACTGCCCCACGGGGGGGCCTTATTGCATCCAACGATGTTTCGAACGTGAAGTGGGTGGCGGACAATCTGCCGAATGACGGTGCGACTAGGGAAGATGCCCCATCGACCGCCGCTTGGGGGATGCTGTGCTGGGCTCGCCGGAACCCCGATCAGTTCTACACCCAGATCTTCAAGCAGATCGTGATCCCTACAAAGCGTGAAATCGAAGAAGCGTCAGATGCCGCTGATGACGAAGAGCGGCTTATTGGGGCTTTGGACAGAGTTCGTGCCATTGCGAGCGAAGTGATTGAACAATGACTTTCACACCGTAGTACCCCGTGACCTGCTGGCGAACATTGACTTTCGCAAGCGGATTATCAGGGAGGCAAGTTCTGACCGGGGGTTTCAACGCGAGTTGAAGGCCCTCTGTGCCAAGGATCCCCTTTTCTGGTGGAACACGTTCGCTTTCACATACGACCCCAGATTGTCAGCAAGCGTGGTTCCCATGGTGACCTATGGGTTCCAAGACGAAGCGATCACTGAGATCAACAACTCGATCGGCAGCGACGACATCTGCATCAGCAAGAGCCGAGATATGGGGGCGTCTTGGATTCTGGTGGGCGTCTTCTTGTATCGGTGGATGTTTCGACAGGGCGAATCGTTCCTGCTTGTGAGCCGTAATGAGGATTATGTCGATAAGGCTGGAAACCCCAAGGCGTTGTTCTGGAAGATTGACTTCCTGATGAAACACCTGCCCGGCTGGATGATCCCTAATTTTTCCCGAACCAAGTTGAGATTGAGCAACCATGACAACGGGTCCACGATTGACGGTGAATCAACGACGGGCGATGTGGCTCGCGGTGATAGAAGAACTGCTATTGGGCTCGATGAATTTGCGGCGTTTGACGTTGATGCGGGCTACCGGGCACTCGCAGCGACCCGTGATGCAACGAACTCCCGAATCTTCAATTCGACGCCTAATGGCACCAACAATGCGTTTCACGCGGTCGCACAGAACGAAGAGATCAAGCAGATAAGGCTGCACTGGACCAAGCACCCGACAAAGGCGAAGGGCCTTTACTACGAGGGAAGCAAGGCCAGAAGTCCGTGGTACGACCGCGAAGTCAAGAGATGTGCCAGCCCCACCGAGATTGCCCAAGAACTGGATATCTCGTTCGGGGCATCACAGCAGACGTTCTTCGACCTGAAGTTGCTGGCTCAATATCAGTCCACCTACGTCAAGGCCCCTTATGTCAGGGGCGAAGTCGTATTCGAGGACGATATGAATGACATTCACTTCGAGCCTTCCCCCCGTGGCCGGTTGAAACTGTGGGCCCACCCGGATCATGCCGGTGACATGCCTAGGGACCGCTCCTATGCGGTGGGGATTGATATTGCTACAGGAACGGGGTCGAGCAATTCTTGCCTGTCCATCGGAGACAGAAAGACAAGAGAGAAGATCGGCGAGTTTGCCGTGCCGAATCTGAGGCCTGATCAGTTGGCGAAGTATGCGGTGGCTCTGGCACGTTGGCTTCGTGACCAATACGGCCTCCCGGCGTTGCTTTGCTGGGAGGCCGCTGGTCCGGGCCGGATCTTTGGCGACGTGGTGGTTGAGTTGGGCCACCGGGAGATTTGGTATCGACGCAAGGAGGGGGCGTCGATCAAGAAGCAGAGCGAGATGATGGGTTGGGTTCCGACGAGGGAAACCAAGTTGACTCTCTTTGGGAACTACCGGAGACAGATTTTTTCTGAGTCTTTTATCAATAGATCGAAAGAAGCATTGGCGGAATGTGCTGAGATTGTTTATATGGCAGGTGGCGGAATTGAACACACTCGATCGGTAAGCATTCGAGATTCTTCCGGCGCACGGTTCAACCACGGCGACAGGGCTACCGCAGATGCGTTGCTTTGTCTTTCCATGGGCTACGAGGGCAACAAGAAGGCCCCGAAGCCAGCGATAACCCCGGGTTCCCTGATGTATCGGCGTCGTAGGCAGCAGGAAGCCAAGAAGAAAGCGAAGCAATGGTGAGCGATTTCAAGAAACTGTCTCAGGCGTTTGAGTGGTCCCGCCTGCGAATGCTCCCGTTCCGCGAAGAACGGGTTAGAAACCTGAAGACATTCCTCGGGCGTCACTACAACGGCGAGGCGACGAGCGAGCGTATTCCCGTGAATATGCTTGAGATGGCGGTTCAGATCTATCGCCGAAACTTGGTCACGGCAAACCCGTCGGTTCGGATCCGTACCGAGAAGAGGTCTTTGAGGCCGGTGGCTCGGAAGTTTCAACTCGCAATGACAAAGGTCATGAAGGAGATGGACTTCCAGAATTCGATGAACACCGTGGTGTTCGATGCCCTGTTCGGCCTTGGCGTTGCGAAGATCGGGATCACGGACAAGAACCTTGGCGAGATGCCGGGGTACCTGCATGATGCGGGCTTCCCATTCATGGACGCGGTGGACATGGATGACCTTGTGCTGGACATGAACTCCAAGCACTGGGAAGGGATGCAGTTTGCAGGCAACCGATACGAGTTGCCGTATGAAGAGGCCCTTGACTCAGGTGCGTTTGAGTTTGAAAAGAAGCCGACGCCTAAGCAGACGCAGTCGTACAACGAGTACGGCGAAGCAAAGGTCAGTTCGATTGACTCGAAGCAGTCTTACGGCACTTCGACGTACACCCGGGCCAAGGATGTCTTGGAATTGTGGGACATCTACATGCCCTACGAGGGCAAGATCTTCACTTTCCCCTGCGACGGTCGAGGCGTCCCGATCATGGAGACTCCAATCAGGGAGATCGAGTGGAAGGGGCCGGAGATCGGGCCGTATATCCCCCTGAGCCTTGGGGATGTCAGCGGCAACCTGATGCCCCTCCCCCCTATCGCCAACCTTGTTGACCTCAACGATGCGCTGAACCGCTCTTTCCGGAAGTTGGTGCGGCAGTCAGATCGCCAGAAGACGGTCACCCTAGTTGCTGCCGGGTCTGATGATGACGGGGACCGGATCCTGAACGCCGATGACGGAGACATGATCCGGGTTGACCGCCCCGAGGGAACCCGAGAGGCGAGGTTCGGCGGGGTTGACCAGAACAACCTTGCCTTCACGATTCAGTTGAGGCAGTTGTTTGACTACATGGGCGGAAACCTGTCCGCCATGGGCGGGCTGTCGGTTCAGGCCGAAACGGTTGGTCAGGAAGAGATCATCAAGGCGTCTTCTTCCCAGAAGATTCAAGACATGCAGTCTGCTGTCATTGTCTTCGCGGAGCGTTGCGTGACTTCAATCGCCTCTTGGGTCTGGTATGACCCGGTGCGGCGATATGACCTTGTCGATGTCCTCCCCGACACGGGGTTCGAGATCCCACTGAAGTTCAACCCCAAGGACCGGAAGGAGTCCGAGTTCCTTGAGATGAACTTTGACATCTCACCGTCGTCCATGCGTGAGTCCAACCCACAGCAGAAGTTGGCTGTTCTGGCCAACACTGTCACCAACTTCCTCGCCCCCCTGACGCCGAATCTGCAACAGCAGGGCTTGACGATTGACGCCACTGCGTTTATCAGACAGGTTGCTGAACTTTCAAATATGCCTGAAATCGAGTCTTTGGTCATCCCGGTGGGCGACCCCGGGGAAGCGGCTTCCCTGATACAGCAGCAAGGGGCACCGGCTGAGACGACCCGGAACTACGTCCGAGAGAATATCGCGACCGGAGGAACCCAGCAGGCCAGAGACGCCGCAACGATTCAGGCCCTCATGGGTGCGAATCCAGCCCCGGGCCAGCAGCAGATGATGAGCCAGCAGGCACCCCAAGCCCCCGCCTGATAAGGAATAGAAATGCCGAGTTACCAATACAAGCACCCTGAGACCGGCGAAACAAAAGTCATTGTCATGTCGATGACTGAGATGTGGGATAAGACAGAAGGTGAAGGAATTGAGATTGACGGATTAGTTTGGGAACGTGATATTGCTGGAGAGCATTCCGGATCGGTCCCCACGAGCGCGGGGTGGCCCCTGTACAGCGATGCGGCAGGGACGCACCCAAGCGAAATATCAAAGTCAATGGAAGAAATGCGTCGAAAAGGCGTAAATCTCAACTATACTTCTGATGGGCGAGCAATCTTTGAGAATGCGGCCCACCGTCGCAAGGCTTTCAAGGCCATGGGCCTAAGGGATATGCAAGGTTATGACTGATCAAAACCACGAAGATAATCAAGCCAAGCCGTTTGACATTACCGACCCGTCTGAGCGGGTTCGTGAGATTGTCTCGGGTTCTGCTGACGACACCGGCCATGACCCGGGCGACGAAAGCGATCACGAGATCAAGAAAACTGAGACTCCTGTTGATGAAGCCCCTGCTTCTCCCGAGCCCAAGGCCGAAGAGAAGCCCGCCATCAACATGAAGTCGATGACCGACTACCTCGACGAAGATCTCGCCGGGGTCGTATCCAATCTGGTCAAAGAAATTGACCGATTGAAGTCAGAGACCCACAAGGTCTCGCAGTCCGCGAAGGTTGACGAACTTGTCAGTTCCCTGAGCGATGAATGGCAGCCCGTGTTTCGAGACAAGGCGAACCGGGCGAAGTTGGACACTGCGATTCAGGTCATGAAGACCGGGTATCAGCAGTCAGGAATCACTGCTCCAAGCGACAGTGATATTGTCCAGAAGGCCCTCCGAGCGGAATTCGGAGAGGTCAAGCAGTCAATCGAACAAGAGAACACTGAAGCCAAGGTTGCCGAGCGAAAGTCTCAGATGATCGCACGGGCAAGTGGGCGTCGTTCGGATTCGCTGTCTCCCAAGGAGTCAGCGTTGAAGTCGGTCCACAAGATCATGGTTGAACGTGGGCTCTATAACTCATAAGGAGAGGTCAAATGGCTATTGCCGTTTCTGATCTTCAGGATCTCATCACGACCACCCAGAAGGAACTGGGTGAACTCCGGTGGACCGAAATCGCCACCGATCTTCAGGAGCATGTCGCTCTTTCGAGCCTGCTTCAGGAGTCGCGCGTGCAGTTCTCCGCTGGTACTTCGGTCCAGTGGAATATCATGGTTGAGAACAGCGGTCTTGCAAAGGACACCAGCCTGTTCGCGACCGACGAAGTGAACATCGGCGATGTCATGAAGACCGCCGAAATCGGCTGGAAGCACCAGACCGTCAACTACGCCATCGAGCGTCGAGAGATTGCGTTCAACCGTGATCCCCGCCGCATCGTTGACCTCGTTGCGGTTCGCCGTGCTGACGCCATGATCTCGCTCGCCGAGCATATGGAGAAGCGTTTCTGGGGAGCCCCGTCTTCCGAGACCGATCTCAAGATGAACGGTGTCGGGTACTGGGTGTCCACTTCGGGCTCCGATCCCGGCGTG